ACGGCGCTCAACAGGCCGCCTTCGCCCGGGTATGGGTCGGAGTCGCTCGAGGGAACCCACTGCACGACGTAGGTGAGCTCGTAGGAGTGCTCCTGCCCTGGCGTCGCCAGGGTGATGCTTCGGCTGTCTGCGCGGTCGTTGGAGATGATGTTCCACGTGCCCATCAGTTAGGACTCCGCAGGTTCTTGCCCACCTCGACGCCCGTCCGCATTGCCAGCCTGCTGATGGCCTGGATCGGGAACAGGTAGTCCATGAATCCGCCGCCGCCCTGGATGGCCTGCGTGGTCGCGGCGCCGATTGCACCGGTGCCGATGTCCAGCGCGGTGTTCTGCATGGCCGAGACCGCCCCGCGCGCCTGGATGTCGCGCACGATGCCCGGGCCGATGATGTCCCGCATCGACTCGACGCGCCCTGCCTCGGAGAGCGCCTTGGCGCCCTGCTGCCGGAAGGCCTCGGCGACCGCCGGCCCGAGCGCCGACGCGATGCGCTTGTCTGCCTGGATCTTGGCGATCTCGGCCTGCACCTTGGCGTTGTAGGCGTTCAGGTCGAACTTGGCCGTGGTCTCCATCAGGTCATCGACGCGGTTGTTGATGGCCTGCATTGCGCGCTGCCCGATGGCGAACGCGGCCTGCATCATGTTGAACGCGGCCGAGACGCCCGTCGCCATCGAGGTCATCGACGCGCTCCGGTTGAGCCGGTCGAGCTGCGAGTTGACCTGATTGACGCCCTTGACCACGCCGGACGGGTCGACCTCGGCGCGGATGACGGCCTTCATTTCACGTGCCACGGCCCACCTCCCGCAGCATCTCGTCGATGCCGCCGCGCACCCAAGGGAACAGCTCGGCGGGGCGCTTTCCGGTCATGGCGCAGGCAATCACGCCCAGCAGGAACTCGCACCGCTCGCCGGTGGTCATCTCGGTCTTTGCGATGCCGCCTGCCATCCTCATGCGCTGCTCCGGGCTTCCGATCCGCCAGAGCCGCCGCTCGGCGGCTCCGTAGGGCGTGTGCGGGTGGCCTCCTCGAGCAGCCGGCCGGCCAGCTCGCCGCGGATCCTGCCTGCGTCCTTCGGGTCGGCAAGAAACGGCGACCCGTCTGGGCAGGCGATCAGCTGGACCCACCAGTGCGGGTCGTGCTGCGCCCGCTGGTAGTCGGCGAGCGTCGCCTCGCGGAACACAAGCTGTCCGATGCCCTCGATGGACACCGTCCGCTCCTGGGCGACCAGCTTCGACAGGTCGACCGGCATCAGGACTCCTCGAGCGTAATCGACCAGATCCCGGGCCCGGTGCCGTCGTCGGTCCTGGTCGCGCTGGTGATGAAACCGACGACCGTGTAGGTAATGCTCGCGTTTGCAAACGCCAGCGTGGCGGTGCGGTTCAGGGCGTTTGCCAGGCTGCTGGGGACCACGTGCGCGCGCACGGCGTTGTCGCTCCCGCCGTCCTGGGCGATCATGTCGAACGACGCCGTCCGGCGGTAGCGGCCCGGGGACCGCTTCTCCTGGTAGTCGGAGAGCTGCGTGATGTCCAATGCCTGGCGTTCGTGGTTGATCGAGATGTTCCGCACCGGGAACGTCACGGCACCGCCGCCGTCGATGTTCAGGGTGACCTGCCCGCCGTAGCCCATGATGAATGCCATGTCAGTTCTCCGTTGCCTGAAGGGTGATCGTTCCGCTCACGACCCGCTCGGCGTCGTGCTGGCCGTCGTCGGGCACCTCGGCCCGTGTCGTGAACTCTCCGAATTCGGTGCACGTGATCTTGATCGTCTCGGTGCCGACGGTCTCGGTATATGGGCCTGCGTCGGCAAACTCGGCTTGCAGCTCCTCGACCAGGGCGAACGCGGAATCGAGGTCATCGGCAATGCACGAAGCCTCGACCGCCACCTCGTAATGCCGCTTGCCGCCGCCGAATGCGGCGCCGTTGGGCATCGGGATGGTGTTGCGCACCGAAAGGTCGAACACGATGCACGGCGTCGGCTGGCCCGCCACCCGCATGCTCGCGTAGGCGCTCGTCCCAGACGCCGTCGCGGCGGCCTCGAGCTTCTGGATCACGGCCTTGACGACGCCTCGGAAGCTCATCGGAGCGACTCCTTTGCTTCCTTGAGGATCCTGGCGGAGATGTCCTCCATGATGCGCTTCATGTTGCGCAAGACGTAGGAGGAGCTGATCTTCCTGCCGGAGATCATGCTGGCGGACGACATGGCGGCCCGGACGCGCTCACGGCGCTTGTCCTGGTAGCTGGCAAGCTCGGCCCATTGGGCGCGCGCCTGCGAATACATGGCCTTCATGGCGTTCCGGCGCTCGGTCTTGGCCTGGAAGGAATTGCCGCGCAGGCGCTCGAATATGGACTTCCGCTGCCCTCGAACCCACGCCATCCGCTCGTCACGGGACCGGCGCAGCTCCATCGACACGTTCGAGTAGGCGTTGGACGACCCGCTGCCGGCATGCCGGAACCCATGCTCAAGGAGGTGCCACACGCGCTGGCGTCCCTTGGCGGACTTGCCGCCGGCGCCGCCGTACTTGACGCCCACCTCGGCGATGATGTTCCCGTTCTTGCCGCGGCGCACGTCGTAGTGGGTGGCCGAGGCGATTGCCTTGCGGTGCGGGGACTTCCCGCGGAAGATCGCCGACTTCCAGAGCTTGCGGAGGTCGTCGCGCACCGGTGCCAGGGCGTTGCGGATCGCCTTCTTCCGCACCCTTTCGTTGATTTGGCGGGGAAGCTGGCCGAGCACCTGCCGGGCCGTGGACGAATCGACCGTGAACTTCACCACCGTCACGGGAGCACCTCCGTGGCCTCGATCTCGAGCCGCCGACGCCGGCTGTCGCGGTCCCAGCAGGCGCGGAGGTTGAACGTCCTGGTTGTGGTGCCGTCGTCCCAGAGCAGTCGGCTGCGCGTGGACACGTCGGGGTGCCAATTTGCGATGATCCGCCAATCGGTGCGGATGGCCGGGCCGAGGTCGTCGACCACGTCGCCGGTGCGCATTTGCTCGGCATGGCACCGCAGGGTTCCGACGTTCACCCATGCCTCGGCGCCCTGCCCATAGGCATCGACCGTGCGAACCGGGTTTTGCACGGTCATGCTGTGGCGGAGCATCCCGGACGGCACGTGCGCCATCAGCCGATCCCCTTGCCCATCATGGCCGAGATGCGGTCCCAATAGTCGCTCGAGAGCGCCACCGTGTCGTCGCCGCGCTGCTGCACCAGCTGGGTGACGCGCTGGAGGAGCGCCATCTCGAGCAGCGGGTTTAGCGTGTTGCTTCCGCAGCTGACGGTCAGCTGCAGCGGGTAGGTCAGCGTGATCGCCGTGCCGCCCGAGTTCTTGTTCAGGCCGACGTAGTGGATGCCGTTGATCAAGGTGAGGGACAGGGTCTGCGTGACGCTGGCGGAATCCACCACCGTCACGGCGGTCGCCGGCTGCCGCTCGAGGCGCACAAGCCCCTCGTCGTTGGCGGGCGCGTCCTCGACGTACTGCGTCCTGGTGACCGGATCGACCACCCAGCCGGTGCGCTCCTCGAGCTCGCGCACGGCCGACGCCCAGGCGATGCCGATCGCCGGGTCGTCCTCGGTGTGGGTGATCCGGGCCCAGCTCCGGAACTTGGCGATGTCCAGCGCCATCGGCCCTCCTTCCGCCAGGGGTGAGCCGAAGCCCACCCCTGGCGGCAGCTAGAAAGGATCAGGCGTTGGTGACCTGGAGCTGGACCATGGCCTTGCCGCGGGTGAAGGCGGCGTTGCCCCAGCCGAACCCGCGGAACACGATGCGGGCGCTGTTCGCGGAGGTCAGATCGTCTCGCCGCATGGACATGCCGCCCCACTCTCGGATGGCGTAGGCCTCCGAGAAGTTGCCGAGCAGCGCCAGGACGTTCTTGCCGGTGCTGGCCGTGCTCACGTGGGTCGGCAGGTAGTCCGTCACGTAGACCGGGAGGCCCAGCAGGAAGCCGCTGGCGCCCTGCGTGATGCCCGCGTCGGAGCTCGGGACGAAAACCGGCACGTTGCTGCCGGACGCAGCGCGGATGTCGGCGACCTTCGCGTACATGTCCTTCGGCATGATCCACGCCGACGAACCCCAGTACGCCGTCGGCAGCTGCGTGTAGCGCATGTCCATCAGGTTGGACAAGGTTGCAGCAGCGGTCACCGCCAGGGCGCGGGTGGTGCCCGTGCTGGTCGCGGTGGTGATCTGCGTGGCCGATGCCTGCACGGTGAAGAGCGCGTTGCTCGGGCCGTTGGTCACGCCAGCCATGTATCCGGCCTCGGTCATGCGGGCGAACTGCCGCATGAGGTTGTCAACGACCTCGGCCTCGATGTCGAAGTTGGCGCTGTAGATCAGCTGCTCCGACACCTGCGTCTTGGGCAGGATCGGCAGCGGCTTCAGCGACACTTCGGCGAACGCCGGGTCGATGTCCGTCGCCGCGGTGGTGCCGGTGTCCTGCGGGCTCCAGGCGTTGGTGTAGCTCGAGGGCTCGAGCGTGTTGTAGCGGAGCGTCGCGTCGCCGCGGGCGACCGTGCGGTAGTCGCAGACGTTGCGCGTGATGCTGTTCGCCTGGAGGTACTTGTAGATGGTCTCCTCGACCTGCTTCGGGATGAGGATGCTCGAGCTCGCGGTGCTGATCAGCTCGCGGAACTCGGCGACCTTGCCGCCCTTGAGCCAGCCGTAGAACGCATCCCGGTACTCGGGGCGGCTCCGCTGCTCGTCCTCGCGCTCGCGGACCTCGGCCTTGGCCTTGGTCGCCAGGGCGTGGCCGGCGAACCGCTCGCGCAGCTCAGCCGCGGAACGCTTCTGGTTCAGCTCCTTCAGCTCGTCCATGAGCTCGGTGGCGCGGGCCTCCTGCTCGACGCTGATCTGGTCGTTGGCAAGGATGCCCTCGACCTCGGTCTCGATGGCCTTGCGGCGCTCAATGATCTCTGCCTGCTTCATCGGAGTGTCCTCAACCGCAGACGCAGCCGGACGAGTGCCGGGCTATAGGTGCGGGACTCGGCGTGCGTCTGCGGGTACGCGCCGGTTTCGACAATGGAGACCTCACGGAGGTCAACGTCCAGGAGCGTGCGCTCGGAGCCCTTCCAAGCGTCCTTGCGCACGTGGAATCCGAAGCTCATCTCGGTGAGCACGCCGGCATCGACCAGGGCGCGAACGTCCCTGGCGCGCTGGGTGTCGGGCAGCTCGACCTCGAACGCCAGCCCGCGCTCGTCGGAACGCAGCTGGAGCAGGCCGCTCTTCGTGTTCGCCAGGAGCTCGCGGCGGTCATGGCCGACGAGGAGCTGGATGTTGGATCCGAGGCTGCGCTCGAACGCCGTCGGCGCCACGCGCTCGACGAACGGCTGGCCCTTGTTGATGCCGGGGAACGCAAGCGTGTGGCTCGGGGCGTCGTAGACGGCCGCGTAGCCGCCCAGCTTGTTGCCCTCGCGCTGGAAGGCCGTGGTGCGGGTCTCAAGCATTCTGGTCGCCCTCCGCGTCCGGGTTTCCAACCTCTGCCGAGGCGCCGCCGGGCATGGACACCGTCGGCGTATCCAGCCCGGCGACGGGGGGGAGGCCCAGCATGTGCCGTGCGTCGTTGGGGCTCATTACGCCGGCCAGGACAAGCTTCGAGTAGCTCATGCCCTGGTCGCGCAGGCTTCCGCGGGTGATCGGCGTGGTGTCGAACTTGACGCGCTCGCCGGGACGGCAGAGCTTCCGCGTGAGCTCCGACTCCCACGCGGAAGCCCACAGCGCGATGGCGCCGTCGGAGTAGGCACGGGCGGTTTCAGCCTGGGACGCAAGAGCGCCGCCGCCCTGCTGGAAGAGCATCTCGGGCGGGACGCCGTATGCACGGGCGATTTCCTGCACGGAGAAACGTCTGGACTCGAGCACGCTGCTCGAGGTTTCCTGCGAGATGCGCTCGGCCTTCATTCCCTCGCGCAGGATCAACGGGCGGGATGCGCCGTCGGCGGTCGCATGCATGGTGCTCCATGCGTTTCGGATCGCCTCCACGGTCTGGTCGCTCATGGCGCCAGGGTGCATGATGGCTACCTTGCCCATCGAGCCGGTCTTGACCAGCGCGGCATGGGCAGCGTCCTGGTCCGCGGTCAGCTCGAACGCAGGCTTCGCTGCGTCGATTGGGCTGCGGAACCAGCACGGCTGCCGGGGATCCGGGTAGCAGCCGAGGTGCAGCAGCTGGTCCGCCTGGAGCGTCGTGTCGTTGAGCCGGTACGTCATCCCCTCCTCGGTCAGCTCGCCGAGAAAGGCGTCGGCCGGCACCGGCTGGAGCTCGGCCACGCTGCCGTCGGAGGCGCGCCGGATCAGGGCAAACCCGTTGCCGCGGGTCAGCGCGACGGTGGTCGTGAACCGCCGCAGCTCGAACCCGCTCTGCCACCGGCTGGCGTCCTGGTTCATCAGCGCCGCCACCGGGTGGTCGGCGATTTCCTGCCCCTCGGAATCGAACACCTTGACGGGCAGGCGGGCAATGTCGCCGGCGATCAGGTTGGTGGCGCGCACGACCGCGGGGATCGACTCGAGCGATGCCCGCACCAGCGGGTCAGGCGAGCTGAACCACGTGATGCCGAACTTCAGGCGGAAGATGCGGTCGAACAGTCCCACGCGAGGATGGAACAGATCCGCCCCGTTCTGTCAACCGGATTTGCCGAATTCGATCAACCAATCGGACAGGCGCTCGAGGCGAGCCCGGTGACCTCGCGCACCTGGTGGTGCTCCATGAGCAGCGCCGCCATGTTCCCGGCGATGACGGCGTCGGTGTTGCCGGCGCTTCTGCCCTTCACTGGCCGGATGTTGCCGACGTTGTCCTTGATCAACCGGACCGCGTTCAGGGCGGCCACCAGCACCGGATCCGGGTCGTAGAACAATTGCTTCGCCTTGAGCAGGTCGCCCCAGAGCTTCCATGCCGGTGCCATAGTGCGGATCGATTGGTCGATCGGAACCATCGGCCAGCCCTTGTCGGCCCACCGTTTGATGTCCCGGGCCTGCGCAGGGTGCGGGTCGACGCCGATCTTGCGCACGTCGTAGCGCATCATCAAGTCCTCGAGCGTGGCCTCGATCACCGACATGTCGTGCCATTCGCCCGGCATGCGCCGCAGGAAGCCCTTCTCGAACCACTGGCCCAGCGGATTCCGGCTCTTCTTGGCGTCCAATTCAGGGTCCAGACCTGCCCACCAGCTGATGTTCCGGGCCCGGATCACCGGGCCATCGACCGCCATGATGCACAACGTGGTGAGGTCGAGCTGCGGGCCGTGGCCGCCGCGGGCCAGATCGATGGCAATTACGACGGGCGCGCCGGCCAGCCTGGACCAATCGCACGGCTGCATTTGCCGCTCGAGCACCGACAGGTCGATGTCGGTCGTGGCGATTTCGTGATACCGGCAGGCCAGCTGCGTCTCAAACTCGGCGATTTGGGCCGGGTCGCCGCTTTGGAGCATGGTCCTGGCGGCCAGCTCGAGCTGCGCCGGGTCAATGATTGCTCCGAGCGCCGGGTGCGCCTTGGCCCAGGTTGCCGGGTCCGCCGCCTGGTCGTCGGCCTCGAGGCCGTAGAGCATCGGCCACCAGCCGGCCGGGTACGGGTCGCCTGAGGCGATCGCCCGCTCGAGCTGGTCCCAATAGCCCCAGATGGGCCGGGTCTTCTGCTCCGGGTCCGGCGTGGTGATGGCAAGCAGCTGCGAGGTCGGGAACTTCGCCAGCCCGGTCAGCAGGCGGCCGAATGCCCGCTCCATGCGGCTCACCTCGTCG